TTAGTGCGGCACGACCGGAATGACCACGTTCAGCCGGTCGTCAAACTGAGTGAGTTGCAGCGGCCGGGCGTACTCCTGACGGATACTCACCATCTGCTGTTCGGAAAGCGGATAAGGCAGCAGGATATCGAAATGGTCAATCTGCTGCTGCTGGGCCAGGGTGATCAGGCGGGCAATATTGATTTCGTCACTGACCTGGGTGGAGATAATTTGCAGCGCCAGATCTTTCAAACGCTCCGGCGATGAGGTGCGCGGCAGATCGGCCGGTTTGCGGGTAATCATGCCAAAAAACGGTATAACCCCGTAGATGGCGTCGACAAAACTCCAGCGTTTTTTGCACGATGCGGAGAGAAAATCAATGTAGTTGAGGCAGATGGGGTTACTGTACTCTGCTGCGACCCGCTTTTTATCCGACACTCTTCTCTCCTTATCCATCTCTCAACCGCTGACCTGACGCTGATGCACCCTCATTTCACAGGGGTATCATGACATATTCGGCCGGGATTATACTACATAAGCCCAATATTTGGCGTTGATTAATGGTCGTTAAGCCTGGATAAGGATAAGCTACGTTTCTCTGTAGCGATGAACCGGCACTATGAACAAAATTGTATTCGTTGAAGATGATAAAGACGTAGGCGAACTGATCGCCGCCTATCTCGGACGTCACGATATTGAGGTGATTGTCGAGTCACGCGGCGATCGGGCAGAAGAGACCATTGCCGCCGCCTGCCCTGACCTGGTGATGCTCGACATCATGCTGCCAGGTAAAGACGGCATGACGCTGTGCCGCGATCTGCGCAACAGCAGCAGCTGGTCGGGCCCTATCGTGCTGCTGACCTCGCTCGACAGCGACATGAACCATATTTTGTCGCTGGAAATGGGGGCGAATGATTACATCCTTAAAACCACGCCGCCTGCGGTGCTGCTGGCGCGACTCAGGCTGCACCTGCGCCAGGCGGGTGTCAGCAGTGCGCACGAGGAGATTGCACCCAGCGTGGCCGGGCAGAAGATGCTGCGCTTCGGCACGCTGAGCATCGACCCGGTTAACCGCCAGGTCGCGCTGTCGGATGATATTGTCGCCCTGTCGACCGCCGACTTCGACCTGCTGTGGGAGCTGGCAACCCATGCCGGAACCATTCTCAACCGTGACGCGCTGCTGAAAACCCTGCGCGGCGTCAGCTATGACGGCATGGATCGCAGCATTGATGTGGCGATCTCGCGCCTGCGCAAAAAGCTGCTGGATAGTGCGACCGAACCCTACCGCATTAAAACCATCCGCAATAAAGGCTATCTGTTTGCTCCGCACGCGTGGGATGCGCAATAAATGAAGAAGCTGTTTATTCAGTTTTAACAGGTGCGAAATTCATAAGTACCTGATTTTATGATAATTAACCATATAAACAGGTGCTTATGATAATGGCCATCTGGACATCGACAGGCATAAACGGCCATTTTCATGCCCCTTTTCATGCCCCCGGAATGTGTTTTGCCCCTAAATCTGCCCCCAGCCAGCCTCACCGACTACCTTCCTATTTCAAAGTCCACTCAGCTATTCGGTGGTGACGGCCATATGATCTTGTCTGGCTGACTCGCGTCGACGCGGTTGAGTAACACCCGATATTTCTTCCACGCTAACAACAATTTGCTTTCTTCTTCCGTGGCAATCCCCAATTCCACAGCAAACTCAAGCGGGGCCATTGCTTCAGCTGCGGTGCGACTAAGTGCCGCCTTCGTTTTTTCTGCAGCCTCCTGCTTTTCTTCAGCTGAAAGCGGAATCTCAACCGCCTTTTCACCGTCAAACATCCAGCGCCCGTTTATAGCCAGGTTAGCAGGCTTTCTGACCAACTCAGCTACATAGAGGTCCAGAGGGAAAAGCTCAGATGCATCATAAGAAAAAGCACGAATAATGCCATTGTCGTCATAAACAACTTTGATTCTATTTACGGCGAAATTTTTCTGACTATTGTACCAATCAGCACCATCTTCATTTCGTAGAAATAAGATGCCGGAATCTGAACCAGCAGACTTATAGAGTGTCCATTTTGAATTGTTCATATTGGTCCTTACGTGTAAGCAACAGTGACCCAGGCACCGTTAATCAGTTGCTGAAGAGGACGGTAATACATATAGCCAATTTGGTTGCCTTCATTGCCGTTTCCGCCTGTTATAACGCACCCTCGCGGTGCCTCTGTCATCGTTCCATCTGTCGTTATCTGACCGCGTGCGCCCAAGCGAACACCTGCCACATAGCGGGCATTACTTTCTGCTTTCGTGTATGCGTCAAGGTTTGCTTTTAGCAGGTATTCATTCCAGGCACCCCACGGCCCGTTACCATTCCAAGGCCCGCTCAGCCCGCGCTCATACTTCCTGCCTGTTCCGAAAGCGGTATATTCCTGCTGGCAGCCATAGGCAGACGGAGTCACCAGCAGCGTACCCGCCTGGGCTATGGGATAATTGTTCGCAGGTGTTGCATTAGCATTTGACCCCTGAAAATAAACTCCCGCGCTGGTTGTTGCGCCTAACGTATTGAGATTAACGTTTAGCTGTGCACCAACCGAGGGGAGTGCTCCAATATCCCGGGGGGTAGGTTTATTAGTTGTTGTATAAAAACCAGACCAGTCAGCTTCGAATCCGAACCCGTCGCGGCTGCTTCGATACCATATTCCCTGATTTTTATAATCGACCTTAAACTGTACGGAGCGTGTACTCCCTGCACCCGAAAAAAGATGAAAAATAAGCTGAGAAGCGCCACTGAGTTGCAGAAGATATAGACCGCTTTTTGCGTTCCACGCTGGCGGGCTTGTACTGCTCCCTGACAGTCCATCGGGTATAGCGTTAACATCAGAAGCGGTTGGTTTTTTCCCCGTGTGGTAAAACTCGTTCCACGGGTTCCAAGTTTTAGTGTCACCGTTGCGGGTTCTGAATCCAGCCCTTGCCCCCGCGCCATTATATTCCGCGACTATTTGAGTGTTATACCCGCCACCTACGCCAGAAAAGTCCAAAAGAGAACCAGTGAATGTCGGAGAATTCGGTGCATTGCTATAAACAAAACTGACTGCATTCCCAGGCAGGTCATTTGCATCGCCGACATTGCCCGCAGACGGATCTACCATTGCCCTGACGCTTCTTGCTGCCAGCGCTCCACCATTCACCAGGACGCGGCCAGGGGTTATGTCATCTTTCGATGTCTGTACATCACGAAAAGCCGCTGTTCCTAACCCTGCATATATTGCTCCAGGATTCGCCACGTTTAAAAATGTTTTTGTTCCATCCATAACACAGATTAATGGCACATCTTTTAAAATATCATTGGCGGCTAGCTGTGTTTTGTTGCCTTTATAGAGTGGGAAAGTTCCAATCACCCTCCCCCCCAAAGTAATTTGCAGCGTTGCGCTTCCTGTATTGGCCGCAATTGGCGTTATTACGATTGGGGTTTTGATTACCCAGTCACTGGAATTATTATTGAAAAATGTAGAAGGCAAAACAGCAGTAAGCGCATTGGGGGTTCCGCCAGCAGTGGCACTTGTGAAGTCACCAGCCTGCAGCTGCTCGATTTGCACGAATGACTGTTCTGATCCACGCGTTGCAAAGTTAGCGACGACATCATTTAACGACCATCCTTTAGCCGCAGTGCCTTCCTGCCCACGGAGCACTGTTAACGAGTCATTGCTGACAGCTGTTAAATGACAAATTTCAAATACCGTCTGTTGGCTATCTGTCAGCGTGAGCTTCGCATAAACCCTGTGAGGGCTGTTCGGATTGTTAAAGTCTGTTGTGAGCAGCTTTGCGAATCCATCACCAGCGCCGGGAGCCACATTAAATGTGGTCTGTGAAGAAGTAATATCAGATGCAAGCGCCGCAGCTATATTATTACCGAATCCTGTAATCATTATTCATTTACCGTAACATTGAATGTGTAAATAAATGGCAGGTTGACCAACCCCTGACCTATTGCAGTTATTAAAAAAGTACCTATCCCATCACCATAATCAGGAACCTTTATATTGAAAACCCCACCAACACTGGCAACGCTAATGTCGAATGTATTTTGTAAAATGGGGTCTTCACCAGCCTTACCATGGATAAAACGAGCCAGCCGGCGCTTGAGCCAGGGGACTGAAAACTGAAACCCATCGCCCTTGTAAAAATTCCACGTGAGTATTCGCTTAAAATATTCATCAGGCAGATACTGCGTTTTCCCTGGTTGATATCGTTTCAAACGTGCATAGGGAATTGTGTTGTACTCGACTGTATTGTAAGCCCCCTTTGCAACACTCCCTTCTGAAATTTTCACATATGGTCTTTTCTGCCCGTAAATGCCCTCTGCTATCCAGTCGAGTAAATAGCCGTTTATATTGCTATTCGGCCAGTACGGTAATGACAGATGATTGAAGGCTGTTAGATATGTTTGGGCTATCGAATTATACGCTGTGAAAAATGCTACTACGTTTGGGTCGTCATTATATTGAACGAATGGATATGCTGGAATTATTTTATTAACTGGAGCTGCCATACTGTTGCACCGTCACGTGAGATTGGTCCGTGGTGAAATAACTGTATTCACCACCAAATACAAGCCCTGTGCCATCTGTGGGTGGCACAATCACACCATTTATACCGACGCTAATTTCGATTAAAGAAATCTGCGTTGGGCTAATCATCGGCGTTAATGCTTCGAGGAAAATTGTCTCGATTTGATATGTGTTCACCGGTTCACCGATGGGTATCGCGTTGATGTAATCGACCACATGGTATGCCGCAGCCACAGCAACACCATCAGGATCAAGCTGGTCAGATACCCTCGTGTTCCACGTCAAAATGATGGTGACCATCTGTGATGTGGGGAGGATTATTGGTATGTCGTAATGGTCAGGGTAATCAGTGATCGTCACCGTTATGCTGTCAGGTTTAAACCCGCTGCTTTCGACTACCTCTCCAGTTAATACTGAGATATCAGGGATAGCATTGTATGCGGCCAGCCCTACCTCATTAGGATCGCCACCTCCAACAACTAACGCCCACTTTCCGGTGCTCACGTTTCTGTATGAAATAAGGTTACTTTTCACGCCGGGAACTTTTTGCAGCAGCGTCCGTAAGAAAGACGGCACGCCCTGAGCGGTTGCCATTCCAGCCTGCATGACCTGGGCCCGGTATGACGATATGGGCTGGCTGTCAGCCCCAGGCAGACCTGCAGTGATATTTGTACAGGTCAGAGTAATCGTGCTAGGTACTGAGGTGATAATTTGCGTGACGCTTCCTGCTGGCACCGCCCACGTTCCACTGAGAACTGCCAGGCAATAAACCGGTTCAGTCTGGCCACTCGTTGGAACGACAGTATTATTCTGCACTGAATACTGATAATTCCCATCAGATACAGTAAAACCTTTGGGGACAACAAACCCCGGATTGCCCATGAATACCACGTTTACCGAAGTGTTATAGCCTACCCCCTGCACCACCCCATAGATGTTCCCATTCTGCATCAGCAGCGGCTCGTTCGCGCCATACGGCGATACCGAGTTGATAGTGTCCACCATGGCACTATCAATAAGTGCCAGCGCGCCGGTTGCTGTGCTGGCGAGATCAGTGATTAAACCAGCAGGCAGGTTAGCCGTGTATCCAGGTACAATCGCAGCTACGTTGGTGATAAGATTTGATAGAAGTGTTTTTGGTGGCGTGGGTTGTGCGCCGGATTGAGTCACTATTACAGGCAAGTCAGACATATTTTCCTCTAAAGGATATTTATGAAAAGAATAAATTTTAGTTTTACATTGTGTTTACTACTTGTAGGCTGCGCAGGAAGCAACCCTGTTTTAAAAACAGATGGTTATTATTCAAATGGGAATAAATTCCTTTATTGTAAGAACCCTAATTTGTTTGATGCCAGAATAATTAGCTTCATTAATATGAAATACTTATCAAATAGTGACAAAAAAATCACCACCATCATTAACACACAGGATGTAAATAATGATAACTACACTGTCAAATCCCCTTTGCACTGCATCGGGGAAGTGATTTTGACCGATGGAAGCCAACGGAATTTCCAAGCAACGATCGACATCCCGAGGGAAAACTCCCCTAGAATTGAATCGTTAAGCTTTTCAAGAAACCTTTTAAAGGAAGAAGCTGATAAAAAGGCATTCTTGAAATCTTTTAACCTGCCAGCAATCATGTATTGTCAAGATTTGATGGAAAGAGTTCGTAGCACTTACGGTAAAGCTCCTTTGTGTGTGCCAATAATAAAAAACTCCTTAAATATCACGAAATCATCCGGGCTGATTGGGTTAAGTGACGACCAAACACCGAGCGGGATTTATTTCTACATGAATATAATACCAGGGCAGCTTAGTGGTGATTACTCATATGATGAAAATGAATTGAGCACGTTGATATCCATACTTAAGATGCAAAACAAAGGAGTCTGAGGTTTTATATTAAACCGCAACCTGCCCTCTAAAAGTCACTCCATTTAGAAAAATAGCTTGAATATCGTAGGTGGGGTTAATAGCTCCATCTACTTTAGCAATCGACAATGAGGCAAAGTAACTGGCGAACTGCTGCTGCGTCATGTTGACATAATAATCAGGGTTTACCTGGGTGACGATAGATTGCTGTGTCGGTATGCCGTATTGAGCATAAAATGGCGACTCCCCTAACCCCAGCTTAAGAGTCTGGATTAGTGTTGTTAGCCAGCCGTAGGAAAAATCCCCGTTTTCATCAGGTGCAACTTCCACCCATTTTTTATTACCGCTAGCGTCGGTGACACGCCCCCAAGTTCTCATGGCTAACCTTCTCCCGGAGTTGGTGGATCAGATGGAATCGTTGAACCTCCCGGTTCAACACCTACGACGTTATGAGGATGTCCAATGAGACTAACGCCCCCAGCCACAACATCATTCGTCACGTTCACTGGTCCAATAAACGTAGCTGTGGTGCTGGTCATCTCACTCGCATCCTGGACGATTGAGCCATTCAGGTGGATGATGCCTTTTAAATAAATATCTGTGGCTTCCATGTAAATGGCGTCAGCCTTTTCAGTTATTTTTCCTTGTTCAACTGTAACCGAGCTAGCGCCATCAGCGGTCTTAATGATGGCCCCGTCAGGTCCGTAAAGGACTATTTTATTCGGATCCTCAGCAGTCCAACCTGCATTTGCTAGCGGAACAAAAAATAATGGTGTTAATGATGCAACAAATGACGCACTCGCGATGCCGGTACCGAGTCCCGAGACGCCACGTAGCGAGACGTCGGCAGCTACTGTAACGCCCTTATCTCCATTCTGGATTGGATAGCGCAGATACTCAAAGGTCGCTACAGGGATAGTAACCTGGGGATATTGTTTGCCATCGGGCAACATATCGAATTGCACGGTAACAATCTGCCCTTTTACCGCGACAACATGGCAGGGCAGCGAGCGCCCTGATATAGCGGCCCTGTCATCCGCTTGTACCTGGACCATATTCGACAGGGCTTTGCCAAATGCGAATTTTTGCGAATCACTCATATTATTTTGCCAGCGCAACGGCCTCGTAGATGGTTACCCAAGAATTGCTGTTATCCGGGTTCAGATATTGCCCGACATAGCGCACCGAGGTAATAAGGAATTTCCCTGAAAAATTCACGGTATTGCGCAGCATGGCGTAAGAGCGATCGTTATTCACTGACAGCAGTGATGACGGCCCAGAAATTATGTCCGCGGGCAATTCTACAGAGTCACCACACCGCAGATCCGCGCGCATCGGGCATTTGAACGACACGCTTACCGGGCCAATCCAAGTCGGCTGGCCGGCAAGTTCGTATGGGAGGATCATAATTCCACTACCTGACTCAGCAGACGTATTGTCAAAAACCCTAATAAGACGGTTTTGCATGACCATTTGCACGCCGGTATAGCTATCTGAGTTGATCATGGCAAAGGACTGACTACGCATTGTCGCCGCCAGCTGGCCTATACGGTTGTACACACCTACGCCATCCTCCGCTAGGATCAGCTTATCGCTTATGGAAATGTCGAGGGTAAATTCTGGGAAAGCCACCTGTAGAGCACGGCGTAAAACATCACTGAGCTTTTCCCCTTTCTTCCCGTCGAGTGTGATACTCAACGCCTGCCCCTTATCATTCAGCAACGGGCTCGGGTTTACGATGAGGTTCAAAGATTGGTGTGTGCCTATCCAATTTGCATACGGATTGTAGATCTGCCCGCTGATTATTAGGCCAGCCTGATTTGGGTTCGCAAGAGGCAGTCCAGAGCTGAAACCGGCATACAGATTTAGCTGGTAGCCGCTGAGCTGCACACTCTGGCGAAGCATTGAAATCGGAAGGCCGTATATCGCTATCATGGTCCCGCTGCTGATCACATCATATCCCGTAATCAGCGCGTCAAATTCTATGTGTAACCCACGCCCTGGCGTTTCAGATGTGTCGAAGGGGCCGATTGAATTCCCCTCTCCATCAACCGCAGGCGCGCCGTTTTTATCCGTTATCTCGAGACGATAGTATTTCATCAGGTGGCCTCGAAGTGGCGGCTACTCCCACGATAGACCAGCGAACCTGGCGCGTACGGGAGTGCGAGATTAATATCGTAAAATTCTGGGGACTCAATCAGCGGAACATACACCACGGGTGATCCGGTGCTGTCGGTGAGCTTTAGAAAATAGCGGTTAGCGTACATGTTCCATGACACCGATCCAAACACCTTTACCCCGCCCACTACAGCCTGAAATGAAAACGGAACCTGCCCGTTTGGTTTGAAGGGAATAATCGTCGTCAAAATCCGACCCCCTGTGTGAACGCCTGCTGTACGCCTGACCAGGACAGGCCTCCCGGAGACGGCATCCCTGAATCAAACTTACTCATCAGATTTCCCAACACGGCTTCGAGCTGCGAGATCTGGAGCAGTGGCTGTTCAAACTCGAACATCCAGGTGTGCTGTACCTGCTTGTTCTGATCAGAAAAACCAGAGGCGTCAATGACTGACCGCAACAAGCATCCGGTATAGATAAACGAAGGCGTCATAACGATGTAGCTGCCGCCACTTAGGTTGTGCTGATCCAGAGCGAGCTTTAGTGCCGTGAAAGTCAGCGATTTTGTCGCATATCCTCCGTCATGCGTGGATGCTGGCCGGGTCATCTGCATCATGACGCGGTTTGGTTTATTAACCACCGAGTTAGCTGCAGTCGCCTGATTGTAAAAATTAAGAGTACCAATATCCTGTTGTACCAGGGTCGTACCGTTCATCGGCATCCATGCGGATGTGGGACTTAACCCAATATCACCATGAAGAAGCCCGTTCGCCACACTCAGCCCCTCAGTGAAAGTTGCGATGGGGAGTGCCCCTCCAGGAATATTGGCCGCAATTCCATCTATCAGTAGGATCGGGGAAACTTGAAAAGCCAGTTTGAAAGCCTGGCCGAAATAATTAAGAGACATTATCACCTCGGAGTTACATAGATGCCTTTCACTTGCGCGCTGATATCGGATCCTGGCATTTGATTGATATCCAATTTTATCGTGGCGCGTGCATCGCTGTTAGCCTTAGCCAGATTTCCTTTTGCCTCTGACAGTTGCCACATGATGCCAGGATGCTGCTGTATGCCACCCTCGACTTTTGGAAGGATTTTTATCAAATAATCAACAGTTTCTTTCTTGACACTTAGATTACCGTCTTCGTCGATGCGACCGCCATTATACTGCGTCAATGACTTGGCAATATCTCCGTCGTAACGCTTCATATTGTCACTTAAGTATTTTGCAGCTGCGATAGTTGCCTTGTTAGGGTCAAAAACGTCATCACCTTCTAATCCATAACCTTTAGCTGTAGCAGGCATGAACTGAAATAACCCTGCCGCACCAGACCCTTTATTAATTGCCAATGGATTCCATGAAGACTCCTTTTCAGCTATCGCTGACATAAGGCCTGCTGGTAATCCAGCGCTGTCATTTGCTTGAGAGACAAAAGCCTGAATGTTATTTTTTAGTGTGTCTGGCATCTGATATTTATTTCTTGCATCTTCCTCTGTAAAAATTCCCGTGTATTTATTCGTTAGTGGGTTTGCTCCGGGAAGTTTACCCTCCAAATATTTATCCCCAAATTTCACCAGTGCCGGATCTGCACCATCCCGCCCTGTACCTGTGCCATTTAAATCAACACCTGGAACATTACCGGCAATCCACGTGATGGCCTGACCCAGCACCTGAACAATATTTCTTACACAGTCTGCAAATGTCTTTAAATCGTTCTGAAAATCCTCCCCACCAATCCACCTCGCTACCTTTTCGATACCGCTAGCCAGCGTATCAAATAGCGCTGCCCCGTTTTTTCCACTGAGGAATTTTTTTATACTGGCTGTCAGGCTATCAGATAGTTCAGTAATTGGGCCATTTAGGCGACTAAGGGTCTTTAGGAAGGTGTTGCCTATCTGATCAGCGTTATACGAAAAATTTGAGTAAATAGCCTGATAGCTCTCCTGCGTCCCACTTCCCATACTGGTATCCAGTTGCTTTGATTGCTCCCGAAAATTCTGATTCAGCATCGGTAGACGATCGCCAATTCCCAGTACTTGATTGGCGTTAGTGCTATCAATCAACCCACCCAGCCCCATGCCATTCAGCACCGTCTGAGATACACCCGTTTTTTTATACTGCTGAAGCAACTCAGAAACCCGCTCCAGCAGCTTAGGCATGTTCTCTGCTGCGCCATCCTGAGGGTTTATTCCCAGATTTATTAAGCCAGCGAATACGGGGTTTTGTGGGTCATTCTGGGCTGCAGCCAACGTCTGCATGATGTTGCTGGTACCAGAAATGCGGGAACCATAAACGTTATTTGCAGCCTGCATTTGCCCGGTGGAAATGTTCATTCCCTGGCTGGTACGGTACGTGTCAGAGGCTGATCGCGCTACAAGGTTGTAGCCAAACGGCCCCGCCACGCTCAATGCGGCAACTTTAGCCCCCCAGGACAGCGTGGACGTAAACAAGCCCTTCAGCGTGCTGGTTGTCGCGCTGAGGGTCTTATTGATCAGGCCAAACGTCCTGACCGTTCCCTGAGCCTCTTTATTCAAATTTTTCAGAAATTTGTTAAAGCCGGTTTCCTCCTCCCCACCCGGGTTAGTTTTCGGATGGTTTGATCCCGGGATAGGTTTAGGGGGCGCCTGAGCTGGGAACCCCCCAGGCCCAACACCGAAAGCAGCTTTAAATTTTTCCGAAATTTCGTGAAGCTGGCGAATTTTCTCTTCATCGATATCGAGTGTGAGAACTGGAAGTTGATTTCCGGCCATCAAAATACTCCTGGCGGCTTACACCGAAGCAGATCGCGCAGCTGCGCCGCCGTTTTAAGGTTTATCCCGGTATTAGTGAAGAGTTCTGGGAACCCGATGCCAGAGCAGTGGTCGAGGATGTCGCTGACGACGTGCTCTCCGTCTCGCCAGAACTGGCGGGTGGCTTCAATGTCGCTAATGAATCGATCCATTCCATAAGGCCCGAGGATGTGGTGGCACTGTTCCACAGACCAGATACCGCCTTCATCAAGCCCTTCGCCTGATCCGGTTTGTTTATCGCAGAGACGCATGTAAAAAAAACAAGCTCCCCGATCACATCATCCAACTCAACGATTCCGCCATCGAGCGCCACGTCGAGGGGCTTCGTATCCCACCCCTTACCTTCCACTGGATAAACCAGGTTTGAAAGGCGGATAATTTCAGTCACCAGGGTGTTACGCACCCCTTGAGCGCCTTCCCAGATGTTTTTATTAACCGAAACACGCTCCAGCATGAGATACGCGATGCGGGGGCCAGCAACAACACCCAGCCCTTCATCAAAGATCGCCGCGAACGTCTTGCTGAGAATGAAAAAATGCTCTTTATAAACTTCTTTAGAGATCGGCGTCGAATGGATGTAGGCCGTCCCCATCTCAGTTTCGACTGGCACGATCAGGTTCATGGCGCGATTAATTTTCATCAGAAGTCCCACATTGAAGAGTTAACGTAGTAGGTGCCAGTAATGGTGATGACAACGCCTGGATCACCGCCAGAAAATGTCATATCGCCGACATTGGTAATAGCGCTATTTGTCATATCAAACTCACCGAAAACACTGCTATCGGTGTACAGGCGCACATCACCCAGCAGTGCATCCACCTCCCACTGCGCCTTGTATTGCGCACCAAGAGCCTGACTGCGCAGCAGGTGCACTTTTGCCTGCACCTGGATATAAGGCTGTGGCGACTGAACTACGCCAGTCATAGCCGGCAGAGGCTCGACGAGAGTTCCCTGAAACACCAGCTCTACCCCTTCTTTAGCCAGATATGAGGCCGAAACATTCAGCTCAGGGTGCTGAGTAAATTTGGCACTGGCCCGAACGCGGTTAAGCACACCGGGGGAAATCATTGGATTTGGCACTGTTCAGCTCCTTTTATGACAGCTGCATTGTCACGTTGATATTGAAGATAATTTCCACGAAACCCCGCATTGGGGTATAGGAAGCCGACAGGCCCGCATAGCGGCCAATGCCGTAGTCATTAGGATTGTTTTTCACATAGACTTTAAAAGGGACTGCGTTTACAGGTGTCTGGCCATTCACCAGCCCGTATGAAACTCCGGTGTTGAATACACCCTGCGCAACCATCTGCAGGCGATCGATGCCGTCCTGGTTGTAGTACAGCGGGTTAATCGGGTTATTGCTGCCGTTTATCACGGCGTTGGCCAACTGCATATCAACGTTAATTTGTACCCAGTCAACGCTGTACCAATACGACATATCGTTGCCATCGCTGGTCACACCAAGGATCAGAATGGTGTTCGCTATCCCACCTTCTGCGCCAGTTCCAACATAGTTGATATTTTGCTTCGTCATCGTCGCCAGAATTGAAGATTTTGACTTGTTGGCATTAACTGCCTGCAGGAAGCGAAACGCGAAAGGCGGCACTTTGTTTATTTCGCTCGGAGACGCAGAAATCAGATTCCACATCACCGCCGCTGCTGCATTGGTCACCGGGTACGTGTCGTCACACACCGCGACAATCGATTTAATGTTGTCATACGGCGTCAGATAATTGGTATCTGTCGCCTCACCTGTCAGAGTGAAGAAGTATTGCTTCGCTTCGTTGCCCGCGTAGAGTTTTGCCAGGGTGGTAAAGTCAGGATCTTTATCCCAGGTGAACGGGACCAGGTATGCGTAAAACCGCTTAACTGGCTCCTCGATGTAGGTTTTCAATGCTGCCACTTCGTCAGCCACACCATTCTCTTTGTAGCCCAGCTCCAGCACATGCAAACCGATTGAGTTACCTTGCGCGAAGAAGCTATTCACCGCGGTAACCAGATCATCACTTCCCTCGAGCGCACATTTCCCGAGTGTTGTTGGTGTTCCATCCAGCACTGATCCGGCAATAGTCCAGTTCAGTTCACCACCCAGCGCTACTGTTGCGGTATACGTACCATTCCACGCTGAAGGCGAGCAACCGCTGATCGTTACATCAATTTCATCACCGGGTGCTCGGCCCAGCCTATCCCCACCGACTAACGTCATTGTGAAATCAGAGCCGTATGAGGACACTTCAGCACCCAGGGAACTGATCGCGTTTTGAACCAGGTCGCTAATCTCAGAGTTTTGGGTAATTAATATCGGGGTGCCGGGGGTTTGCAGAGTAGCACCAGCAGATATTACAGCGCCCATCTGCTGCAAATTAGACGGCGTAGCGCCGATTGTTTGCGAGACGTTAACCGTGACGATGTTGTAAGTCATTTTTCGACCTCATAATTAAATATCACGTCTTTAATAAGTTGGCGGGAGATATCGCTTGTCGTCATCTGGTAGTAATTGACGTCGAAATCGATATATTTCTTTTTCGCCAGCGCGTTGATTTCCACCTGGTTAGATTTTTCGTCATTCACCACAGGAATATTTGTAATGCCAAACTGCTCGTCATCGATGGCCATTTCGACCACATAGTCGAGAAAACCCAGCGCCCGATCGTTACTGAATCCATACAACGTCAGTCGCACCCGGTCCTGAACAAGCTGATAGCGCTCGCCCTCTGTCGTTCTGGATGCCATCTGTAGCGGCACACTGCCCTGCACGTCGGCGACGATATAGGGTGGTTGCAGGTTAGACGGCGAAAGAAATGACGGATAAACGGTCGCAAACTGCTTTAGCGCCAGCCAAATCGGAATGCTATTCGACAGGATCAGCTCGTCTGAGATTTCATCTGGGCTGTCGATAATCTGGGTACGCATAGTCGGCAATATTGCCGTTCCCCGGTAGTGGAATATTCCAGCCTGGGTATATCTGCTATCCATCCGCGAAAATGCGAATTGAGTACCCGCATATTCTCCCAGATAAATAGAATCGGGATTTTCAACATTAAAATCGTCAATCTGCTCTACAGGCGTGAATATGATGCTGTTCACTGACAGTGAGGCCGTTGCTGATTGTTCCGTTGTAACCTGTCGATGCAGACTGCCCTTGATCGAGACTGTATGAGGGTTAACAACCCCCAGCCGTTCCAGTTCATCAGTGGAAAGGATCGCTGCGTTAATCCAGTACACAAATCCATCCAGAGGCAGTACCTGCTTAACGTATAAGCGGAAGGCAATTTCCTGCCCGGATGAAATGGTTTCGACCGCTGACTGTAGAACGGTCGCGAGCTGTGAACCGGTATTCTCGGCTAATTCATCAAGACTCGGCATCGTTATCTATCCACGCGACAAAAGAAGACTTGAAAAGCCCACCATCGATAAATGATGGCCGGCGCGCGCCAAATTCCTGCTTTAATCGCGAGTTTTTACCCGCGATCGCCGCAAGCGTAGGCACACCATCAACAGACAGCCCCGCCATCTCCTCACGCTCTAAGAAAGTATTAAATGACTGCATGGTGTCGCCCAGTAACTCGCCGCTGCTGAGAGGTGCACCATGCTGAAGGTGGTTGATGATGGACCAGGCCAACGCCTCGCCTACTTCCGGGATAATTGTGTCCTGATGCGCCTCCCAGAAGTGGGTAAAGATTTGATATTGGTCCTCAAGGTGCTCGGCGACTTCGTGGGTTGTTGCTGACCTGTCGCCGTAGTCATATGGAACATCGATGACACCCAGACAGACTTTCACGGTGTGTACCCCCAGAGCGGCCCCATTTCCATCAGCACAGCAACGACCTGGCGACCGTAGGGATCTTGCATCATCTGTAAATCAGCCAATGTCAGATTACTGAGCGCATCACCTATGACGATCGCGCCGGATGTTCCCTGGTCTGACGCCGAACTCATTAAACCGGTAATTAGTTTCCCCAGACCCAGCGCCTTGCGCATATCAGCAAAATACGTGCTTGGTGGTATGTCATTGCCATAGTTCAGCAGAATGGATGCCGCGGCGTTGTAAACCGTGGCGGTATGGATGGTCGGAAGCTGGCAAAGGCCCATTCCAACGTTGACGATTTCAAGCGCTGCGCTATAGCAGCACTTTAATGTCGGTGAGTCGTTTGCTATGGCGCTTTCCGGTACACCCATCACGCCGCGAACGAATGCGAGGAATCCCTCAAACGTTGGGCGCAGGGTCATTATTTGGTTACCTTCACCGTTTTGTTCAGTTTTGGAGGGTTTTCCTGATCTGCGTTAACAGGCTCGCCTACGATTTCGATCTGCACTTCACCGGGTTTTGGCACCTGACCGCTCTGCAGAACAGCATTATCGACCGCATTGCTCATGGAAATTGCGTTCGCTTCCAGAATCGACTGAGACATATCGTCCAGGTTTTCAACTTTCTGTTCTGCATTCTCTTCAATTCGGCCAACGGTTACCGGCTTATCGATGGCGTAACACATACCGGAAAAAGTCTTGTCCACATTATCGCAGCGCTGGAAGCCATAAGGCTCATGCTGTTTGATAATGTGGTGGATAACATCTGACTGATTGTCGATCACATGCTGACTACCAGCGCGAATCGTCACACCGAAAGATTGCGTCTTCTCTGGCAACTTATAATTAAAGTTGTGGGCCTGGCGAGAACAGTTAGCGATATAAAGTTTCATGAATTTTCCTCAAAAAAATGGGGAGTTTTCTCCCCAAATCCATCAGTTATTACAACGAGGGTTGTTACGAGTATTTCGCGGAAAGCAGCGTGACGCCTTCAGAACGGAAGTTCCAGCCAGGTGTAGAGCGCATGGTATACAACGTGGTAATGCCGCCATCCGGCATCGGTGAAGGAATTTCTGTCGGCGCGGCAACATCACAGAACATCACGTTCACGGCTTTCTGATTCGGCATCAGGGTCGCGAAAATGTTGGTGTTAAGTTCCTGCCGCGCTTCCGGGATTTCCAGCTCAGGGTTAGTGACGATGATCAGGTCAGTGCCACCCGCGCCTTTGCCAATAAGCGTGTCATCCTGGCAGAAAATGACATCATCTCCGCTGGCACCGTTCGCGATACTTTTAATCATGGTGCCAACTGTTTCAGTACCGCCGCCAGGACGTTGATAGCTGGTCAGCTCAACAACGCCAGTCCATTCCAGCGCCTTCATGAAACGCTGAGGGCATAGCACTACGGTAACCAGCGCCTGTCCTAACAGCATCATTCGGGTTTTCTGGTCAGCAATAATGCCCAAGACAAACTTCGCCATTTCACCCGAATCCCAGGTTGTATAGGAGTCGTTGCCGCTGCTATCACTTCCGAGGTTTACCGTAATTGCATTCGGGGAGTTGGCGATCCCCTCATTGTTGGAAGCCTTCACACCATAAATAAGCATGTTGCGAAGCTGCTGTGCATGGCCTTGGCGGTTAGCCAGCTGCAGGCCGCTGTTCAATGAATAACCCCAACGGCTCGCCGCATCAGTATCGAGGTAGCTGTACTGAGATCGGGAATAGATGCGGTATGTCATCATCTGGTCATAGCTGGGAAGGATGCTGGCAGACGGCAGTTGTCCGGGTAGCGACTGGCCAACCTGCACTTGAGTCGTAGCACGCAGATATTTCTGGTAAACAACCAGGTCATTTGACCCCATACGTGCCGACGGCGCGCCGCCTGGCAACATTTCAAAGGCACCGGATGCCATGCTGTACTGCATGACGATATCCGGCTGCATCATGGAAGGCGATACCGTGGTAATCGCTGGTGCGAATGCGCTCATTACTAACTCCTTAAATCAAGAACAGGCCACATGGCTTGTCCAGCTCTTTACGAAGATCTGGCTTTATTTTGTCGAGGGTGACTTTTTTGGGACCATCCAGGGGCTGGTCACGTAGTGCCCCGCCATCAAGGACGAGGCGGCTGTAAATTGAGGTAAGGTGCTGGCGTGTGATGTTTTCGGATGGCGCTTCACGACTGGCCGCTACGCGGAGCCTTTTACTCCACAGCAGCAAAGATTTTTCGTTGTCCCACCCCTTATTTACATAATAATTGACCGCGTCCGTCAGCACTTCATAGAGGGTTTTAGGCTTCCTCTTCTTCCTCGTCTGGCTGGTTCGTTTGTCCGCCATTGTTAAGATCCTGCGGTGGTGGTGGCTGATATTTCGAGAGAGCTTCCATATCAATGATCATCGGGGAATCACCATACGTTTCGGTGGCGTTAGTAACGCTGGCCACCCAGTCAACAGCCATTGCCCTGTTCACCGGATCAAGCTGAGGCCCCAGGATGGCAAACAAAGCAGCAGCCTGCTGTATAACCTTACCGTCACTTTCCCGGCGTTTATCTGGCGACTCTTCCACCAGCTCTTGCCATTCAGCAGTAAACTCCCGCGACCACATGTAAAAAGTGGTCTTATAGTCTTCGGTGATAATGTCGGGGAAATCGTTTTTCAGGTTGATGTAAAAATCTTCGTTCCATGCAATGAACTGCACCAGGCGCTCGAAGTAATCCATCACCGGCTCAATATTCTGCCGGACGCTATCTACGTACTGGCTGATCGCCTTCGAATCCTCCTTCCCTTCACCGAAACCGTTTGAAAATGCCTCCTCTTTAATGAGAATGGCGGGAACATCACTACCCGCGGCTATGTCACTAATAATGTTGTCGCGGGCTGTAGAAAGCGCTTTGTCGATGTTCTGAAGGTTCAATGACTCGATATCGTCATTCGTGCCGATACTCAGCACACCCTCGTTTTCCGATAGTTTGACGCTTTCTCTTTTTTTACCTGCCGCCGCAGCCATGATTCCGCTAACTACAGAGCCGTTTTGGTCCGTTTTGGCAACCAGAACACCCGCTTTTTTCGCTACCAGATTATTTGCAACCATGGTGCCGATGTACGACTTCAATGGATAAAGCACGCGCTGAAAAACACTGCGGCCAGTAAAGCCGAAGCTCGAATTCTGATATTCGAGGTAGATCGGTGTGCCGTGGAAGATTTTCAGCGTGCGGGACGGATGCCAGTTTTTTGACGCAATTTTCAGGGTGCCATTAGCCTGCTGGAAAAACCTGCTGTTTGGGTTTTGGTCAGTGACCATTGAGCCAGCAGCATTGAGCGGATCCCAGACATTGATGTAAACGTCTTCTTCCTGAAGGCCAAAGGTGGGAATCGGGTCTTTGCAAGAAGCCCCATCCGTGCCTACGCCGATGGAAGCTGCGCCATAGCATCGGGACACGAAAAAGAGGTTTTTCACCTTCTCGTTCAGCCCCATCCTTTCCCATACCTCACGAAACTGACGAACAACACGCTCGTCTGGATCAGTCTCCACGTTATATGAACGCGGTTTGCACAACGCCATGTTGATCGGCTTTTCCACCAGCTTCCCGCCGAGTGGGTGGAACTGCCAGAGCAGCTTGCAGGTCTCATACCCAACGTCACTACCAGGCTGGATAGCATCGCTGTCGAGTATTTTCATTAACTCGGAGCTGAGATTGTTATTAATCTGAATTTCTGCCATTACAGAAGTCCCTGTTTACAGTGCCTCGTAGTTCCCGAACGCAATGATCAGGCCATACGTGTAGCAGTCGAAAAGGTCATCAGCGCGTTTATGCGCCAGCGGGTCAGCCAGGTGGAATTTGGCGATCTGCTTAATGAGGTGATTGGATGTGTCCTGCTTGAATGTCACTGTTTTATTGAAGGCGTCACAGGTGATTTTGCATTTACCCAGGAAGTGATGACCGGATGCTAAAACAGCGCGTTCATCTTTCCCCTTTGATGTAAGGGCAGATTTGATTGGAGCCATCTGCCAGCCTTCTGATGCCGCTTTCTGGTTGAGAATGGCGCCCATCGCAGCATCTTCCATAAATACCCCCTGGCTACCCATTCGCGGGCGGCAAATTTTGGCCAGTCGTTCCAGGTTTCCATACACACCCGGCATATACTCGGGCAGCAGCGATGCTTTAATCTGCGTAACATCCCAGTCGATGATCGTTAAACGTGGCTCGGTGTAGGTCTGTTCATACGCAAAATAAACGAAACCAGTACCATCGTTTTCTGAGCCACCTTTTAGCGCCGTATCAGCCACAGCAAATATCATGTCGCAGGTAGTTGGCATCTCGACAGGTAGGCCATCCACCAGCAGCCTGTCGATATCCAGCAAAGCATTCTCGGACCAGTCAATAAATTCGGCGTCAAATTCCTGTTGGTATACCCGAGGATCATTACTCGCCTTTTCCTTTTCCAGTTCATCAGCCGGTACAAACGGGTTGCTCGACGTGGGCGCATGGTGTTCATGAAACCCCAGCGACTTGTCGTGGCAGATGGCATAGAAAAAGTTTTTTTCGTCGGTGCCATTGGGTGTAGAAAATACCCAGGCACGACCACGGCGGGTCAGAAGCGTTGGCTTAATCGACTTGGGCCAGATTTCATTGAGCATTTCCGGTGATTTGGTAAATGCAGACTCATCCAGCAGCACAACATCATATTCGCGACCTCGGCCAGCCAGCGGGTTATTGTTGGTTACCCAGAAATCGATACGGCCACCGTTTTTAAGACGGATACGGCCTTCACTGCGCGATTTCAACTTAATCAGAGGCTGTAGGGCTTCTTCCAGGTAGTCGAAGATTTCCTGCTGCTGCTTATACTCAGCGGTGAAGATCCCGACCCTGCCGCCTTGCAGCTTTTCTCCGCCTGTCTCCTTAAATAGCGAGGTGGCGTAGGAGATGGCGATATTTCCCAGAATCGCAGTTTTACCCCAGCGGCGACCACATCGCACAACGTTGTATTGGTGCTGGCTTCCCTCAGTCCAGACGCGGGATTGTGCGGCGTGGAGTTTTCTGCAAAAGATCTCCGCCATTACTCATCCTCGTCAGTGCCTTTTGTTGGCTGAACAGCTCCCGGCACCTGCAGGGCGTTATGCACAACTATCAGCTCACCGACTTTTTTGCCGTTCCGCAGGTTTTCTATTTCAACTTTTATTTTTTCATTACTGAGGCGAATACGTTCGATTTCAAGCAGACGCAATTCCCGATCCTGCTCACTCGAAGCAAGGCTGTGGAAAGCAGCCAGGTTTTTTAAAGCAGCGTCCTGGTCGCGCGTCATGACCTCAATACCGAACTTTGTTTTTTTCACACCGGCAATCAGTCGGCGTGCTGGCCCAATAACATCTCGGGTATCAGCATAAAAAACATCTTCAATGCCTTCGCCTGCGCACTTTGGACAGTCAGGATTAGGATCATCATTCTGAATAAATCCCAGACCACCGTATTCAGGTGTGGGTCGACTGTCGGCCGATGCTTTTGCTGCAGCTTTGTCGTACTCATCAACATCACGCCATTGGTAGAGGAAATTTTCTCCCCAGCAATGACGACAACACACGCGGCGCATCTGGGAGATTTCCCCCGGATCGGCAACAGCAATTTCATGCCAGTGCATGAGAACATCCTGAGCGTTTAATATTGCCAGGTCCGTTAATCTCTCAATGCCCTGGTTAATAGCCCTCGCCACCAGCGGCTTGCGATAGAGCATCCTTGCAGCCCTGTCGCCTCCTGTGTAACCCGCCTCACGATATGCCTTGTATTTGTCGCGGTGCTCAAGATATCGGGCAACAAATATTCTCTCCCTCTCAGAGAGATCAGCGAAAGATACGGAAGTTATCGGAACTCGCTTGTCGCGTTTTTTTTCTGCCCCGGCCTTTACCTTCCCTTGTCCCGTCTTTGCCTTGTCAGCATTCTGCGCAATTTTCTGCGCAGTTTTTTTTTGCGCACCAATCTGCGCAGGCTTTTTTATGTAGCGGCGGGCGCTTTCATAATTCAGTCCCTGCTGCTCGCACCATTCTTTAGGAGATATTCCCGAACTGGCGTAAGCAGCAGCAAACTGAGATCGCAACTCCTGCCAGTTGGGTTTGCTCATTAATCACTGTCCTGTTGTTTCTCCCGCCTCAAAAGCTCACGAAATGCTTGCGCATCACCGGCTTTCGCTTTCCGGTATAACGTGGTCATTATCTCTGCCTCTCCCTTTGCTCTCCCTTTACGTATTGCCTCTCTGAATTTTGCTATCGCTGCCTGGTCGGTTTTTAACGCAGGCAGGTCAATATCCAGCACATCAGCAATTTGCTGCTCATTCATTCTGCATGCAGCGAGAGATTCAATCTGGCGATAGGGAAGCATTTAACACCCCCGATTCTGTGGGGTGATTTTTTTATGCTTCTCGTTGAGAATTTTTACTGCAGTGTTGTTCCAGCTGACCCGGTGGTGAATACGCTGGTGCGACGATCCCATCAGAGAAATTTTCACGCATGAGGGTGAGAACATCACAGAATAAAAACTTTTTACGTATGTGCCAGAGGCAAGGTACAGCTCTGTCATACCTCCGCTGCTGGCCTGTGTCTGCTTCTGAAGAAGCTGGACTGCACCAACCGTCAGGAACAGTTCTCCGCGCCGGCCCAGAGTCGTGTATGTGTTCACATCCTCATTGATGCGGCCCATAAACGAAAATGGTCTGTCTGTTGAGCAGATCAGGCTGTTCATGGCTTTACGCTTCAACCATGCTGCATTCCCTGAATGTCCGAGAAAATCGCCGCCCTGCGCCATCGCGATGGTTTTAGCCGGGATGGTTTCGTAATACGCGAGCATCGCCTCAAGAATCAGGTCGATATTCGTTATCAGCAGGTAATCACGGTCCAGATTTCTACCCACACGAAATTGAAACTCCGTATAGTCATCATCCAGCTGAATGAAGTATTTGCAGCCAACCTGTCTGGCCAAATCAAAGCAGGCATTGCGCGCATAAAATATTGAGCGACGATCGCCAAAATTATCAGCCTCGTCATACCTGCTGGCGATATCAGCTTTTGAGAAAATCAGCACCTTATCGCCGAAGTATTCCAGGTATTGATCGCGTGCAGTGTCTTCATCATCGATGACGATAAACACTTTCCCGGTGTACCCTGCTTTTTTCAGCAGATTGTAGGTGTAAACCTTCTCCGGTCGTCCGTTGGTGAGGATAAAAGCACAGAAGTCTTCACGCATCGTCTTCGGCCTCTTCGCTGTAGACAATATCCACCATCTTTTTAGTCATGTGGACAAAACCGTGCTCAATAGCTTTTTCGTAGTCGATAATGACCAGAGCCGATTCCTCAAACAGCGCCTGTACATCGGCACTGGCTCCAGCGTAGAAATCTGCTATTTTGTTGAAATTAAAAACAGTGTGGCGTTCGGCGGCACTCAGTAGAAAAATTTCCACATCCTCTGGCAAACCCACACTTTTTATCTTCTTCTTGAGCCGTAGCGTTTTTTCTTCGTCATACAGTTCTGAAACCTCCGGCACCACGTCTGTCGGTTCGTAAACCGGCGTGTCGATTTTTGTGGTGTACGGATCGCTTTCATCTGCTGGCGCAGTAATCTCCACCAGCAGATCGTCAATTTCGCGCTGAGTGAAACCCGTCAGCCCGATGTCAAAATCTGCATCGAGCAAATCGGTGATCTCCAGCTTCAATAACTCGCTGTCCCAACCAGCACCTTGTGGCAATTTATTATCTGCCAGGCGGTATGCACGTTTCTGGGCGTCACTCAGACCAGACAACGTTATCGTTGGGATATCATCGATATTTAATTTTTCCGCTGCCGATAATCGGCCATGCCCAGCAATGATTTCCCCGGCTTCATCAATCAGTATCGGGTTGGTCCATCCAAATTTTTCGATGCTGCTCGCTATCTGCTGCACCTGGATGTCGCTGTGAATCATCACATTGCGATCGTAACGCTGTAAATTCGCACGCTTGAGGTACCGAATTTTAATTTTTTGTTCAGTCACTGACTTAACCTATGTAAACTGGCCCGGCTTGTACAAGCAGGTGGGCCTCGGTTGTACTCATGACTTCTGCTATGGGTATGATGGCCGTCAGCAGCTCCAACTGCTTACGGTCGCCCATTCTCCTCCCTCATAACGAGGGTTTCAGAATAAATCACTAAATAATGCGATATCCCCAGCTGAGGCGACACACGTAAAATTCTGCCATTTACTCTTTTAGAAAAATATAAAACTGTAACAGGCCATGCACTGGGAGTGCGGAGGGTGCCGTAACTGTCAAATATTCACTATCCAGCGCCATCGCAATGACGCTCTGTAGTAAATGCTTAATTAATGCCGGAAAAACGCATAGCTGCCGATGCCCTCACGGCCCATCTGCGTCTCGATATCGTTACTTTCGGCAAGCTCGCAGCCCTGCTCTTTGAACCAGTTAATCAATCCGGTTCGCGTCCAATACCAAATATGCTCATCAGGGCGAAAATGCTTCGACCGCGGAATATCGTCCCCTGAATCGAAAACGGGCACTGACACAAATACCCATTTTTCAGCTTTCGCAACGGCAATATCGGGTCTGTCGATGTGCTCCAGGCTGTCCCAGAAAGTAAGCGCCGGATAACGATCGGCATACAAATCTTGCCACTGACCACGCTGCTGCAACCACTCAACTCCGGCAGGATTCACGTCATATCCACGTGTGTTCGGCCGCGCTTCTACAAACTGACCAGCTCCTATGCCGACATCCAGCACCAGGCCGCTACCATAATGGCGCCCTACCAACCGTATGCGGGCAGCGGTCAGTTCGCGCCCCATCGGTGTATCTGCCATTTTCTTGTACCGGGAAAAATATCCGCTGTCATACGGGCGGTTTTTCGGTACCGGGTAGCGGCCCATCCCTAACTCTGGTAACCAGACTAGGCCGTTTCGAATTTCACCAGAAAATTGCTTCATGCTGCCACTCGCTTACGTGATGCCAGAAAGACGTTATCAATGAATGGCTGCACCTTATCGGCCAGGCCAGTGATCGTCTTATCGCAGTGATGTTTCATCTCCTGGCAGCGGCAATAGTTATCAGGGTAAACAAACAGCGAGCGCGATAAATCCATACAGCGGGGATCCGTGACCTTCGTGTGATGGTTATTGCCGCCGTTGCCCCCTTGCAGGCAGATCATCGGTTTGCCGTAGGCAAGCGCAGCGTGCATGACGACACACGCACCTGTCAGCACAATATCGGCCCTCTCAACCAGAGCCAGCATCTGAGTGATAGACAGCTGGCCATCGTGCAACTTACGGTGAGCGAATGGCTCGATGTCGGGGATCCACTCCTGCCCTGGTTCGTTATCAGCAATGCTGATGACGTGGAAACCGCGCAACGCCAGCATGCGGGAAACCTGATCCACATATTTGTTCAGGGGGCCGCGGCTGGCGTTGTGCCACTCTGTGCGTTCAGTTGTCGGACGTATTACAGCAACTGGCTTACCGTCCGGTACCGCAATATCCGGTGCTGGGTAATGCGGTAAATCCATCGCTGCCGGCTGGGTTCCAAACTGCTGCTGCATGGCATCGAATATTCCCCCCTGCTGCAGGTGGCCGTTGCCATAAAAGATGCGCTGGCGCGGTACGCCCGGAGGCTCATTCTCAAAGAGGACAGTTGTCTGCTGTTCACTTTTTTTCTGAGTCCGCAACGCAGTGTTTGTTTTTACGAAATGGATATTAGGGATCCCGGCATAGATTTCAGGAAGTGGAGTTTTAAGCCAGATTTCCTTTCCCTTTTCCACCAGCGCCTTAATAAAACAGCGCTGGTTGATATTGTCGCCGATGCCATGCATCCCGTCGAAATACAGTTTTTCAGGCATTAAGTGCAGCCTCGATGGTTGAACGTGGAAAGCAGGTCAGCGCGGTATGCTGCGAAGCGTTGATGATCTCAATGTCCGGCAGCAGGCTAACCAAAGAAGAAAAGTCGGTGTGCCAGCGGATAATCTCTCGCGGTACCGGATTGTGCATTGTTGCCGGGTGGCGACCATGCCAGTGTGCCCCGTTCGACAGCGTGCAATCGTAGCCAAGCAGGATCACCCTCTTGGCACCGAGGTACGCAGCGAGCTGGATTGCACGTTGCCCGGAGTTAAACGGGCCACTTGCAGACGGAGTGAATAGCTTCACACCAAACTGGAGATTTGCCCGTTTGCTTTGAGTCCAGCATTCTGCGCAAGTCTCCAGCGAGTCATGGTAATGAACCCACCAGGCAAAATCGGCGGCGTAAATGTGCTGGCAATCTGGTACTGCTCTCCAGCTTGAATTAACCGCGACGACCGGATAATCAGACCCAGAGGCCAGTGCACAGTCTTTAGCCGTCAACGACGGGCCACTGGCGACGCAGATGAATGTTTTAGTCATAGGGGGATCGGCTTAGATTGGCATTATCGCAGGCACTAAAAAAATGCCTGCTGTAATACCTACTGCATGGTCACCTGGTCGTAGGTCCGTTCACAGCTGCTTCCGGCATTGAAAGCTCTGTCAGCCTCTTCTGCATAGACACCCGCTGCTTTGTCAGATTCTCCAAGCAACTCGGCAAGCACTCTGGCGGTCTCGGCTTTTGCCGCGCCTGATTCGACAATGGCGGAAAGACGGCCTGTTTCACTCCGTCCGTATTTGGCCCGAATGTCTGCGAGCTGCTGCTGCAGGCCGTCACCAGCACGGCGAGCAGCAGCAGCATCGGCCTTAACCTTTGCCAGTTCTTCATCTGCACGTTTCTGCTCCTCATTTACTGCGTTCTGCCGCCGCTGCTCTTTAGCGCGTTCAGATATATCCCAGTGCAGCGCAGCGGTGGAATCAGCCAGGTCACGCTGCGCCCATTGCAATCGCCACGCAGCGTCAGACTGGCTAAACCCAGCGCAAAATGCTCGCCATAACAAAAAAGCCACCAGCAAAATTATCGCCAATGGCTTCCAGTATTTTTCCAGCAGAGCAATAAGCATTGTCATACCAGCACCGATTTCGCTTTCTCATAGCGTGCTTTACGGTCATCAAGGCCATTGGTGCCACCATTGATAATTTTCGTCACTGCTACGATGTCACCGCTGCGTTTCAGGCAGCCCTTCGCAGAATAGAACCAGGCCGCTGAACGCGCTGCATAACTGTCTTGTTCCAGCAGCTGTGGCACCAGCACCAAATCAGCATGTAAACCGACACCACAATCCCGGTAATTGTCGTGACCGGTTATCTGAATCAGGCCGCGACCACGATAATTCCACCCGTCATTTTCTGTGGTATTCCCCATCCGGTGGGCGTAAACGATATTAGCGATCGCCTTTTGGTTTGCTGGCTGGCTAGCGGTACGCCCGTATTGTTCAGCTGTAGTAGCTGGGAAATATTTACCAAAAGTAGCTTTCAGCCCTGCAACGGAATAATTCAGATTTTCCACTATTCGATCAAAGCTCCCCGACTCATGGCCGACCTGAGCAATAAACATGGCCTGGTCGTCATTCGTCAGGATCCCGAACTCTTTCATTGCCGCATCCAGCGGCTGAAACCAACGCGCAGCTAGCTCAGCGCTGATATTAGCCGCCCTTTTAAATTTGTCTTTTGTCATTTTTATCTCGAAAAGGGTCTTGCCAAAATCATTACGTTTCCGCGCGACGCAATAACAGCTATACATAGCGCTGCATTAATTAAGGTCTCTGACCAATTTGCATAAATATAATCGCCAGTCAAAACTCGAATAGTTACCGAGGCGCTTGCTACAATCAGGAGCCATGCGAAGAAGGAAGCAACTGGACGGTGCCTTGCGCCATTACGGCGATATAGCAGCATGCGGACGGTGATCACCGCGCAAGTCACTGCATCAACGATTAAAAGATAATCATTTAGCATCACTACCTCCTCGGCGGAATCGGTCGAAAAATCCTGTTGGATTTTGACTGGCTGACATAATAAGCCGAACAGCTACGGCTGATGCTACCAGCGCGCCCACCGGCTCATGCGCTTTGATATCGCCAGGTGTTGCCCATGTGATGATATCTGCCGCAAACGGTGCTGCAAGTATCCCCACCAACAGTGAGGCCACAAAGAGCGCCATTTTTTTTAACCACGAAAACTCACTGGCAGACATAACAAAAATTACAGCGCCAGCGAACGCACCGATCAACACACCTGAATCTACACCTGATAGCAGCCCTACAACGGTCACACCGGTTAATGCGGTTGTAGCCGCCCCAGTAGTACCTACCGGCTCAGCCATTTTAAACTCCTTTGTTCGCCTGGCTTAGCGAACGCCAGTCGCTGTAAACGAAAAAGATCACGTTGAAACGTGCTCCAGTAATGTTGATCAAGATCAATGCGTTTGGTTTTAACTCACATCATTTATTAGCAGTTACTACCCGCCACAACTGAGTAAACATACAGACTGTAATTTCCCACAGTCTTTTTATCAAAAAATGAGGATTTGTCAGGTCATGTTGTTGTAAAATCGAACAGTTCTAAATAACCAAAAGGTGAGCCATGATTTTCATAAAAACTGACAAAGGTCATGAAAAATTCCCAGACTGGACGGATGTGGCAAAGAGAAAAGGTTTTGTTAACAAACTTTCAAATACCGAACATAAACTCTCACACATCTTTGGCTACTATGAACTGAAGAATGAGATCCATTGTGCTTTAACCTCATGCAACCAACCTCACGGCAAAGGGTATTTGGTTACTACAGAAACTGGACTCGAAACCAATATTGGTCATCGGTGTGGAAAGAACATCTTTGGTGTCGATTTTGAAAATCATGCAAATGATTTTGACAAATATCGTGCGAATGAAGAAAGGAAGTTAAGCATAAAGATCGCCAAGGGAAAAATTGAAGCATGGGAAACATCCATGCAATCCTTACGCTCAGCTAAAGTTTCCATTCTTTGGGTGATCACTGCTATTGAGGATCTACAAAACTCGAACTATGTTGGACGTGCTGCAGCGGCAGAATTTCGTTCTTTGTCGCGCACCCAAGATAGTACAGTGACAATTGACGTTAAAGTCAAAGATAAAAAATATGAGGCACTTCTATTTAAGTTTAACAAACACTTCAGAGACTCAGGCCAAGCATTGGAGCAAGAAGTAGTAGGTAAAGTGAGATTCTTACACGTTCTCCTTACTGAGAATCACTTAAAGATTTTGTTTGCCACCGCCATGGAAAACATTAAAAAAGTGAGAGAGTGTGACGAAAATTCAGTTCCTAGCCCTATATTGGCTGACATATCTCAAAAAGCGAATGGATTGCAAGCACAGGTCGATAAGGTACACGCAATTTATAACGATGCGCGATCATTCTTGACAAGAAAAAACCTTAGTCCTGTTCTCAACAAAATCAATCAAATGGAAACCGTTAGCCAAAATGACAGAGAAATTTTCGCATTTTTCTTGAGAAACTTCTAACAAAAAACCGACGCTATGACAGGGGTACTGATGCAAAGCATCTCGCGAATACCCCTGTCGTATCGCCGGAAAGCAAAAACCCCGATTAACGGGGCTTTCATCATAATCAAGTTGTCGTTTATTCCCAGTGCTATTATCACGCAGCCCTGCCAATCATGAACGTATTATCTGACTTTTTGGCGAGTTTTCAAGATAAATTTAACAAATAATGCATTCGCGTCAGCATTCACTCTTCAGTTGGCTACGAGCTATCAAAAACACCTTTGCCTGAAATATCTGCAAACACCATTTCACCCGCCAGCGGGCATCATCAACGGATAGCCAAGGAGCCAGCTGCTGCAATTCACGGCTAATATCTGATATTTTTTTTCGCGTCGTGTAATAGCTCACCCCAACAACATAAACCGGATCGCTAGATTCAAATGCCCTCAACACACACTGCTCAACAAAATCAGTGTCATCATTGTTGATGGCATTATCGATAATGCTGCTGGTCTGAGTCGGCCATAAAATAGTATGTGCGCGATTCAGAACCTGCTGGCCACGAAATCCTTCATCACGAGCCTGTTTAAGTGCGGCAGTGAACTTCTCCAATGCCTTATCAGACCAGTGAGCACCTTTAAGCGCTCTCCAGCAAGCGTGGCCCTTCGGTATACGTGGTGCGGTACCGCCCCGCATATTATCACCCCACACAGTAAGCAATGATTTAATCCAGCCAGACTGAATGCCTGTAAGCAGTACTGACCTCCCGAGATAGCGCTTATGTGTGGCGTTCGCTACTTCATTAAGTGCGTAGCGGTGTTTACGCCGTTGTTGTGGTGTCATCATAATAAATCGCTCCCCAGCTCTCTTAATACCTGCTCTAACAACGTTTCTTCGCTTCCGTAAATTTCTTCCCACATTTTCTGCCCAGCATGGATAGCGACGCCGTAACCACCGATACGATGATGTGGAGGGCAAAGAGGAATCGCCCGCTTGTGGCTTGAGCGTTGCCCTGTACCGCAGCCAGAGCGCAGATGATGTATTTCCGCAGGGGAAGTACCGAATCCCAGATTACGGCAAACAACACAGCCCAGTTCGGCCACCTTTTGCATGTGCTCACGATCAGCTTTTTTCAAAGATCGAGACATTGTTGGCCGCCTCCCTGCTCCACTAAAAGACCGTCACAAAGTAGGGTTGCATACACGCAGCAGAACATACACGCTTTTGCTTTCATGCTGACACCCCAACTAACTTCATCGCAGCGCGCTGAATTTGAGCGAGGGATATTTGGCCAACGGCCTCAAGATCTTCACGGTCGATATAGCTGGTTTGCGGTCCAGTCCAGGTTTTATCAAATGTAACGATAGCTCCGGCAAAAAATGCACCAGTGGGTTTCTGCTTTTCGTCTGCAGGTACGAACCAGTCAGGAAGGTCAAAGCCAATGCGCCCGCGGATATACGCAATATGATCGGCATTTTGAGGCCACCACCCTTCGCTTGTCGCAACTTTTATCAGGTACACATACCTTCCACCACGCTCGCGCATATCCTGCGTGTGATCCATGATGTGATGCATACCGGTGATGAATTGCCCTTCATACTTCTGGGCGCGGCTGTATGGTGGATTGGCAAATGCTGCACCGCCGAGGATCGTAAGACGGCTTGACCAGTCATGTATCAGCGCGTTGTCTTCTGCCGTGTAGAAAGCGTCACATTTTGCATTGTGAGAATCAGCAAACAGGTCGAGGGTAAACGGACCAAATTTTGCGTTAATACCCCACCACAACGTATCAGGGGTGCGCCACTGGTCCCCGACCTCCTTCAGTTCATGCGCCTGGCGGTTTCTTAATTCTTCGAGAGCTACGCAATATGGACTCAGGATCATGCCGCATACTCCAGCAATTGAGCCGCAACATTTTCTACTTCTTCTTGCGATTTAAACGACCGAAAGAGGATGTAGTTCCAAAGAACATTTAGGGATGATTTATAAAGTTGCTGAAACTCCAACTCGTCCATATTGGCGAATGAGATAGATTTTGCACGCCGATTACAACTTCCATCGGGATAAACGTGCTCAGTGAAATATCCGGCCTGAATGGTAACCCATTCCCGGTAAGCGTCGAATGATTTAAGAAGTGCTATATCGTGCGTGCGGGTATGAGCTGCATCGTTAAGATATTGCTCAGCAGCACCAGCCAAGGCAGACATATGTTGCTGGCCAATCTCCCGGCAGAGGTAATCCACGAATCCGTTTATCAGCTGCCGTTCTTCAGGAAGAATCGCGCCACCAGTAGGGTTCCAGTATTCGAAGCCCAGCTGGAGCAGCTTAAAAAAACGCTTATGGAACTGATAATTACGAACACGTTTAAAATCGGCGTGGATCCACTCTCCGAGTTTAATACGTTGTAAAAAGTCGCTGGCCTCGGGCGTTGCCGGGGTCAGGATTGCAGGGCCAATCTTTTGTAGCTGTATCTGTGCCATCTGAATACTCCGGTGGCACAGTGATTTCACAGTAGGCTGTTCAGGCCTTCAGTAATTATAACTTGTTTCTTCGGTAGTCTATAGCGGGAAGTCCCGCTTTTTTTCTGGCATCTTCTAGCGCTTTTAAACTCGTTACAAACTCATCACTGCGAAGTAAAAAACCGGAAACTGGAACACCAGCGCGAAAGTAGATCAACACAGGGCCATCTGCTGTTGCTAGCTCTGTGACTAAATCATCAGGAATATACATGCAATCTCTCCAGTGGAAGAATGTTATCCTGGTTGCATACTTTCGCGCTTATTAGAAATTAATGGCCAATTTCGTAGATACCTGTACCACAAACTTCTTGACCTTTGAGGATTTTAGAGGCCAACCTTGCATGTGTTGAGCATACGAGGGGCCTCGGGTTGCTTTGCCAGCTCGGGGCTTGTTCCGAGTCCGCATGCCTCGATGAGAATGTCACATGTGCCCGATCAATAGCACTCATGATGTCTATATGAACTTGTTAACTAATATCACTATAGGAAAACTATGTATTTTTAGACTATTTTCAAATCAGGTCTTTTCCCACTCGAACTGGCTCCGCCACCTACAATAACAGAAACCTTGAATAACAAATTAGCCAATTCATCCAAGGGTATAGCGAGCATTGATGCCAGTTTGTTAATATCAATCCTATCATTTCTCAGTGACAATAATAACTTATCTATCACTAATGATCGCTCGCGAGGAATTCCATTAATCTCTTCTTTACGTAATCCTCGTTTTGTTGCTTCAACCATTAAAGTACGATACTGCCACTCAGTGATCACCCCAATATTTTTCATTCGGACAATAAGTGCCACAGCTGAAACCAACCAGTTCACTTTGATAGAGATAACACCATCAAGTGTTGGAAACGGCATTTTCACTGCTAATATTGTTCTGCGTGGCATGAGGAGTGCTGATGCGAAGCTATCTGCTTCCTCTTCCGCAGCTTTACCCTGAGGAGAGCCATGTCGATGTAAAACCAAATGGCCCAGTTCATGAGCAGCATCAAACCTACTGCGCTCAGCACTCTTTTTAGTATTAAGAAATACGTAAGGAGTATCGTTTTTCCAAAATGAAAAAGCATCCACATCAAGTGTATTTTCTGACAGAGAGAAAACACGAACCCCATTCGCCTCAAGCAAGTGAACCATATTGGAGATACTTTTGACTCCAAGCCCCCACTTATCCCTTAAAGCTTCTGCCGCTGCTTCTGATTCATAACCACGAAGATTTGGAAGATTGCACTCAGGTAGATTAAACATGCTCTCAAAGTAGCTATTAACAATTACACCTAAACTCCCAGCCGCTTCTGCGGCATGCTGGTCAGCCGCTTTCATGCTTTTTAGAGACCGGAACGAAACCGATGAAGGATCAACAAACTCTGCTTCGGCCCCGCACAAAAATTCTACTGGATAACATAGAGTTTCTGCTAATAATTTAATTGTCTGCTCACTTGGAGGAAAAAGCCCATCGGCTTTTTCATACTCCGCAACTGACTTCGACGACAACCCTGTAGCCGAAGCTAGAGAAGTATAAGTCAATTTACGTCTTAATCGGGCTATTTTGAGCCGATCTGGATTCAGTTGCATGTTTTCCATATCATTCATTTCCGAGACAAGACGATATCAATCTCTTCATTAAACTCTTTCTCTGGCGTATCAATAGCTGCACTGAATGGAACTGATGGCAAAATAATTCTTTCGTTCCAAGAAGTGATTTTATTGTATCCGTTAAAACCACTCATGCCACTTGGTCGTGATAATTCACAGCGCACTTCTTGAGCAGTTAGATCGAAATAATAAAGAAATACATATGTCTGAGTTAAGTCAATAGTTCTGTCAACAGGATCTTCTGACTCAAAAGACTCAAAAGACTCAAATAGGTCAAGATTACGAGAAACCATGTTCTCGGTGGCGACACCTTTAGTATTCTTAGTTTTAGGAAACCCTTCAACCAAGCCAGTATCCTTATTGCCACTAGTCGCAATAATGCTCAGACCCAAGTTAGAATTTATGGTGTACTCTAACCCATTGTTCAGCATGTAATTCCAACCTTTGACACCAGAGAGTACACTTTCGCGAAATGCAGCAACCACTTCATCCCACGCCCTACTCATAGCACTGGTCCTAGGGTGTAATGGCGAGCTCCTGCGGCTTTCATAGATGGCGCGTGAAATCGCAAAAGTGAAGTCTTCAACTGATAATCCCATTGACTCCAGTTTTACCAACGAGTTCTCATCTTGATAAATTTTTTGCACTAACATTATCACCTCCTCTTTGACTTCCGATTTTTATACCTCAAATGAGGGGGGGAAACAAGAAGTGATTGCATTATCCCTGTGTTTTTTATCTCCTCTTGATATCCAATTTCTCTTGTTTATCCAGCAACTGCTGGTATTGCTCGTCGAATAAATTTAGTCGAGTTGACCTTTCTTTTTCGATCCGTTTACGTCTCGCCTTTTCACGCTTACGTCGGTCTGCTGCCATAGCCTCTGCCATTTCGTGAACTTTTGCTGCAATCCGCTTTTGTCCGGAAATGTTATTACCTGATGCGGATAGTGGCAGATATTTTTCTGCAAGAGGTGCAGGCAGCAATCCCGTTTCTAACGCACGCTGAATTTCTCTATGCCGAAGTGCTGGATCAAAACCCTGTGAAATTCGCCAGCCCGGTTTTGATCCAACGGCTACTGCTCTGGACGTCAAACGCTCGTAGTGCTGAATAAATGCCATTCTGGCCCCTACACGGTCACGACCTTCAAGCACTGGTAGTGCTACATGCCATGCCTGTTCCATTTCCGAAGTCCATACAACGGTATTGGCTTCGTCTTCAGCCGCCAGGCAACGTCCCCAGGCTTCACTCCCTCCCGGATGTTGGGTCCCGTCATCCATCCGATCCAAAATATGTTTCAGGGTGAGCATGCCATAGCACTCCATTCGTACCCTGGATAATGCTCGAACAATTGTTCGGAAATTATGACCGGACAAGTCTTCTGCCACCAGGAGTGCCACTCCTGGTTTTAATGCACCGCCCATCACTTCGGCTGTAGCGCAGAGTTGCAACACCAGATTTTCTTGTTCCTGATCCGTTAACATTTCACCCCCTCTCAGCGCTGCGCTTTGCCCGAAGCATTGCGATAGCCTCGCCTGCTGCATCTGCATTAGCCTGGCTTTCATCCATTTGGCGAGCACGGGTTCCGGTCATCGCTACGCCTGTAGCCCATTGCGTATGTAGCCCTTCTGCATCAGCCAATAGACTGCCAACTGGATGGCATTTTCGAACATAAAAACCTTCGTTAAGTGAGACATAAAATTCTGCAATGAGCGGGGCTTCGCTCATGCCGACGCGACGCACGAAACTCTTGATTTGTGAATTTACCGTCTGATTTCGTATTGGCTGGGTACCATAACGGGAAAAATACGCAGAGCCGTATGACCGCCAGGTTTCGCGACAGGCTGCTTGTAATTCAGTTTCCTTCGGCTCAGCAACGCTATTTTGGGAACGTGCCGACACCGATTTTTTCGGTGACGGGAGATCTTTAATATTTGTAGTAGTATTTGAGTATTCTATGTAAGTACTCTTTGTAAGAACGGAGCAATCTGGCTCCATCGATGGGGTCAATTTGATCCCTTCTGGAACAGCGCAATCTGAACTGCTCGATTGGTTCAATTTGATCCGGTCGATTAGATACTCGCTTTGATAGTTTACGGTGTAATATTTCGTATGATTGCATTGGGATTTTTGCAATTTCTCGGCGACAACGACCCCCAATTTCTCCAGACTGACTAACGTCCGTTTAATAGTTGGAACAGACCAAAACGGGAACTGCTTTTGCCATTCCTCATACGTGTTATATACCCACCTGCGACCTGCATGTTCGTATCTTGCCTCTACGTCATTAAGCCAGTAATTTATCTGCTGTAGCACGATCGCTTCATTAAGACCGATTCGCTCTGCAAGCTGAGGACTCACTACCAGTGGTCGAAAATTAAATAACAAACTCACGATGCCCCCGTAGGAATATTCCATTCCATAACGGAATTTCTCATTGCTATCAACGCATCGATTGCTTCACTGACCTCTCGCACAATAACTGCTGTAGGTGCACCGAGATGGACAGCATTGACGGCCTCGATACCTTCTTGCGCTGCAATAGTCGCCAGTAATGACGGATCTCCAGGAGACTCCAATCTGGCTCGACGTTCTGCCGGTAATGCAGCCAGCGCAGCCAGTTTTAGATCCTCAGCAACTGACGCGTAACGCGGCCCGTCATATCCACGAAATATCCGCCGCAATCGCTGAACGGCATTTCTCAACCCTGCTTCGCTATCAACGTGTGGCAACAAGTTACCGCGACAATTGCAGTGATAAGCAGCGGCAACACTGCTGGCTACAGTTTTCCAACCAGCCATCACCGCCCATGCTTCAAGCTCAGCAGCAACCGCATCAATTGGAGGACTGATTTTCATGATTCAGTTCTCCGGCACGTTTTGCCTTACGATAAGTGTCATAGACTTTTGAGTCGTAAACCAAAGCACCACCGGATGCGGCAACGAGTCTTGCTGTGCGACCTTCGGGCACCAGTTCTCCCCACTGAGAGACAGCAGAAGGATCAACACCGGCCGCAATAGCAAGCTTGGTTTTATTGCCAAAAAATATTACCGCTTCAGACTTAAACATATCCCCTCCAAGAAATTGAGATATCTCAATCATAGTTAGATGAGGAAGCTCAAGTCAAGAGTGTTTAAGATATCTCAATATGAACGAAATAACTTTAGGCCAGAGAATTCGACAAAGACGCAAGCAAATCGGTTTGAATCAGCGACAGCTGAGCAAGGCCGCGGGAGTCTCATATTCGTCGATATCACTTTGGGAAGCCGATAACACGGCCCCTCGTGGTGAAAACCTTCATAAGCTGTCTCAGGCGTTACAGTGCTCACCCACTTGGATCCTCTTTGGTGATGAAGATAAAACCCCAAGGGAAGCCATACCCATGGATGCTCCACTTGAATTGTCTGAAGAGGAAAATGAATTACTTCAACTCTATCGAGCACTGCCCGAATCAGAACAAATCGCGCACATACGCGAGCTAAAAGCTCGAGTAGAGAACTTTAATCGTCTATTTAATGAGCTTTTAGAGGCAAGAAAGCGCAGTTCTCAGAAATAACCTTCCGTCCGGCCCACTTCGAACAAAAAAAACAACACGCCTATTTTCAATAACTTACCCTTATAACGCCCTTTTAGTTGAGTTTTCTCATTAAAAAATGTTGATTTTTGTTGTTGAGAAAACTAAATTTAGCCCATCGAAACCACACAGTGATTTCACAGTAAAACGTTCCGCCAGCCTGGCGACAAAGGCAACACAAGGAGATAGGCAATGGTACAGAATTACGCAGATGTTCAAGTTAGCGATGTTCAGTATGTTTACAACCTGCATGGTGATGTAACGGTCTGCGATGCAGATAGGCAGCAGGCTGAGATCGAATCCGAAACTTACGAAAGCTTAACGACCTGGTGATTTATGACTGGAACCATATTTGCACTGGTGTTAACCACCTTCCTGACTACAGGCCAAGCACAATACGATGTGCTTGAAATCTACCCGAGCTATGCGGAATGCAGCAATGCAGCAATGCAGCTCAGGAACAGAAAATAAATGCGGAATGTTATCCGGTGGACAATATCATTCATAAAGGGGAAGAAACCCCCGCGGGATATTAATCATGGACTTTTTATTAATGATATTAGGGCTTGCAGTAACTGTTTTAGCGTCAATTGCCATGGGAATAATCGGGTCATTAATATTAAAATTTGACTCAATCGGTCGAAACAAAGACCAGTAAATACAAATTAAATTAAACCTTTTTTTCCATGCCATTTATCTGGCAGGGACTAACTCAATCTAAATAAGGGTATTCAATGAAAAAATTCTTTGCAGTCAAAATGAATATTGAGATTTTTTACAAATCCCAGCAACAGGAGATTTTATCAATCTCAGCTGCAGATGAAAATTTAGGTTTTATCTGTGTGAATAAGTTCGCGTCTGGTGATGTTACCCGAGACGCTACTTTTACTCCATTTACTTCACATGGCCCGCTTAATGACGAGGATTGCATTGCCTGCGCATTATCTGTGTTGTTCTCGATTAGAACCAGCATCAACACGAATCACATCGAGATAGCCGAGGCAGATTCAAGCCCAATGGGAGCGATAATTTCGGCCTTAGCAAACTCAGCAAAACGCACCCACTAATGTAGAAATCTATGCGGGTGCTCTGGTGACACAAAGCACCCACGAAAATCATATTTAACGAACATATTAATGAAGGTAAATATGTCTGACAAACCAATTTATATCACATGCTGGTATCCAAGTGAAAATGCCATACAAGAAAATGGCGCACGCAGACTCGCTTATGCATTCCCAGCTACGCATGAAAAACAAGCACGCGCAAAAGCCACACTGGATTTCATGGAACAATTCCCGGATGCGGATGACAGTGACTTCGAAATAAAAATTTGCAGGGCTTCTAATGGCATCCCCTGCCCTGAAATCCGGGTTTGGGATGAAAAACATCTTTATGTAAATGACTGGAACGATGAATTAAATTGCCTTGTCCCAAAAGAGCAGGAAACCGCTACATACGTCGATTTTGATAAATTATCGTTGCCGCTGCGTATTGCGGTGCTCGTGATTTATCAGACAACCAAAATCACAACTACCCAGCTATCTGCTGCAATCAGCATGCAGCAGGACGAATCCAACTCGTTCGGTAGTAATATTGTCGATGCTATTGCCAAAACCCCCGCAATTGCATCCATGTATCCCGACCGGATTTTGGAAGCGATCACCTTTGTTCGCGAAAATTGCTCACCTATTAAAAAGTGGCCAGAAATAAAGGCGGCACTGGCTGGGTGGATTAAGCAGCGCGAAGAAGAGCGTAAAGAACCACATGCAGAGGTCGAGAATGCCGGAGCTGCGGCAGTACCGCGCCCATACGAACATACGTTTAAAACACTCGACATTGAAGCCGCTATCGCTTTGTGGGCTGGTGATGTTGATCCTAATGCTCCACTGGCATCGGTAACCCGTTGGGCTAACGAAATCATTAAAGAAGACCGCGAAGACTGGAAGCGCTGGTCGATGCAGCTGCGTTCTAAGGAAAATATTCTCAAGTACGACCGTCCAACTATTTTCAACGTCGTGCGCAATGTTCCAGCTGCTGATACTTACAAATTCCCCGAATCGCACGGGCGTTACATCAGCGAATACCTGAAAGCGCACGGAAAAATGGAAAACCCTTCAGATGAAACCGAACAGAACGAGGAAAGCTCAGCTGGTTCACTGGCAGATGAACAGACAGAGACTGGTCCAGTGGCGTCGAATCAGCCTGACGCTGAAATCACGCAGGGCGGCGTGGAAGCTGAACCACCTGTAGAGCGTACTGGCCCATTTTATTATCGCTATACAGACGGCAATGTTGGCCGCGCCAACAAACTGGCAAAACTCGAAACCGTTATTGCTCAGGGCTGTGAAGAGATCACAAAAGAAGAATATCAGGCGCTTAAAGATACTCCGCCACCACAGCAGCAAAACACAGACAATCAGCCTGAAGTAAAAAACCTTGGCAACGGGCGGTTCGCTGTTGATGGCCTGGAGCCTGACCAGCAGCAGGTTGATCCGGCTGAATCAGTCAAGGTGGTACAGGCACAACCTGAGGCACCAGTATTCCAGTCTATCGCTGCTGACCTGGAGAAAGATCTCGCTGAAAAAGGCGACAATTTACGAATCTGGCGCAGCGTAATGCGCACAGATCCACGCTACACCAAAGACCTGGCTGGCGCTGGCTTCGAAGGCACCAGTATTAACGCCGAATACATGGTTATGCGCGCTACTGAGATATTCGGACCCATCGGCACCGGCTGGGGCTATGAAGTGATGGAAGACCGGATGATCCCCGGCGCGCCTTTAAGTGAAGCCATCTATGAAGATAAGAAATTTATCGGTAATCGCATGCTGCGAGACGCTGATGGCTCGCTGATCACCGAGCTGAACCACAGCATCAAAATCGGGTTTTGGTATCTGACAGATATCGGTACCGCCGAGCGCTTCGAAGCCTACGGCGCGACTAAATACCTGTACAAAACCAAGCATGGCATCACCTGCGATGGCGAAGCACATAAAAAATCACTCACCGATGCCATCAAAAAGGCGCTCTCCCTTCTGGGCTTCTCTGCCGACGTATGGCTGGGGTTGTACGACCAGGCTGAATACAAGCAGGAAAACGCCATCGAGTTTGATATCCGCAACGCCAGTGATAAGGCCGAGGACGTTACGCGCATCCGTAAAGAGCTGGACGAAAAATTCAAGCAGAACACGGACAGTATGCGCTCTGCGGTCACTCCTAACGAGATCTCCGGTATCGCATCATCCCTCACCCGCGTCATGGGTGTTCACCTTAAAGCTGCGCGTGAAAAAGCAGATGCGGAGTACACCAAATACCTTGAGGGGCGCTTACGCCGCCTTGAAGAAGTGAAAACCGAATGCCTCACTAAACTGCAGGAGAAAGCCGCATGAGCAACCGCACAATCGACCTCGCTTTAGAACTCAGCAAGCTGGAATCTCTGGCTGCTGAGGGGGGTGAACTTACCCCGGAAATGATTGCCGATACTCTGGAAGGTATCGAGGGAATGCTCGAAGATAAATTCGATGCAACCATGCATGTGATCCGCGATTTCGAGGCCAAGGCAGAAGCTTGCAAGAAAGAAGCTGCGCGGATTTCAGAACGCAAAAAGCACTGGGATCGTCAGACTTTCATGCTCAAAAAGTATCTGCTGGAATGCCTGCAAACTTCCGGCCGCACGACTTTTAAAACCACCCTCAACACCTTTACCGCTCGAAAAGGTGGCGTTAGCCTGGTCATCGATAACATTGAAATGCTGCCGGACGAATTTGTAGAGTCACAAACTGAAGTCGTCACAAAACCTATCAACGACTTATTAAAAAAGGCTCTGCAAGATATGGAAGCCAGAATCGCTGCGATTAAAGAAGCTGGCGAACAACCCAGCCCAGAATTGCTTAATGCAATTCCAGGCGCTCACCTTGAAACAGGGTTGCCGACATTACAAGTTCGTTAAGTTGCCTGCGGTCAGCAATGGCCGCTCATTGAGATAAAAGATATGAGTGACGACAGCGACAGCCTTTTATTTCCTAAAGCGACAAAGCCAGATGATTTTAAAGATCACACACAGGAAATAATCTGGCATATGCGAAATGGATACAGACGGCATTATGGGATTGTTGAATTACCACCAAAACAAACCCCATCAAAAAATCAGGTCGAGGAAGCATAAAAAATGTTTAGAGACGAAATTATTGAAGCCATTGCTTCAGCCTCAGAAATGCGACATCACGATGGAAGAATTCTTTTCGCTAATCGCATTTACAATATGGTTCAGGCGGGGAAAATCCCCGGATTAATGCTGGCATCTTGTGATAGCCAGAAACTCATGAAAGAAAATTTAGCCATGCGTAAAGCAATAGCCTTCGCCACCGCTACTGATCTGTGGATCCTGCGAGATTTAAACATTTGGGAATACCAGCATCCAGACCGTGGTTGGTATATGGATGTTCTTAATGAAGCATTACCAAAGGAATAAATAATGCGCCCACATGACAAAACCAAACCATTATCTCAGCAACCTTGGTTATTCAGCATCCCTAAATCCGTTGCAGAAAAGAAAGGTGATAATAATGGCTAATGTTAAAACGCCACAAAACCCAAGTAAAAAAGCAACTGCACGTGTTAAGAATCCATTGCCCGCGCCTACTAGTTGCCGATTTTGCAAATCGAATGTTCGCATTGCAACTCATTTAGAAGTCTACGGTCGTGATTATAGTGACTGGCCGTATATGTATCTTTGCGACGATTGTGGTGCATATGTTGGAATGCATCCATTTACAAACATCCCTCTCGGAACATTAGCAGACAGACAAACACGGCTTGCAAGAAAAATGTGCAAAATGCCGCTCGAGAATATATGGAAAAGCGAAGCCATGACCCGCTCAGAAGCATATACATGGCTGGCTGGAGAATTAAATATTTCAGTTAGCGAATGTCACTTTGGCTGGTTTGACGTATCTCTTTGCGAAAAGGCCAAAGATATCTGTTTGAATAAAATGTCAGAGGCAGTGACAAATAATGGCTAACTCATTTAAGCAAATGATTAAACAAAAAATCATTTCACGACCTGATTCGGGGATGCTGATAAGTCTTGACGATATCCACGTTAAAGCTGGGTTTAATAAGCGTGAAGACGATGAACGCACCCAAAAGGCTGATGATGATTTATTTGACTTCCTGATGGGCGGCGGTACGGTCCCTGCTCTGGAAGTCAAAGCACGTGAAGAAGGCGGAGTCTGGGTAGTAGAGGGGCATCGCCGCCGCCGTGTATACGAACGGTGCCGTACCGCTGGTAAACCAGTTGACCGTATAGCGATCGTACCGTTCGTCGGAAATGATGTTGCCAGTGTTGCCCGCATTATGACATCAAATAACCAGCTGGCCCTTACCCCCCTGGAGCAATCTGCGGTAGTGAAAGAGCTGTCAGCATTCAACCTGACCCCTGCCGAAATCGCAAAGCTGGTTAATAAATCAGTATCAACGGTCGAGAACCTGCTCACGCTAAGCACTGCTAACCATGATGTTCAGCAGTTTGTTAAAGCTGGAGAGGTGTCGGTTGGCGTTGCCGTTGAGCGAGTTAAAGAACATGGCGATAAAGCCGGCGAAATACTCCAGCAGGATAAAAAAGCCGCTTCCGCAGCAGGCAAGAAAAAAGTCACCCGCAGTGTAATAGCGCCGGAAATAAGCGTCAAAAAAGCCCGCCGCGCTGTGGCCATTCTTGAAGCTGCACTCACTGCAGATGATGAATTGGAGTTTGGCCCCGGAGCCTGGGAGGAGCTATCAGCGATCGTCGCAGAGCATCGAGCCATTATTCATGCTGGAAATGCTCCAGCGGCTGCTGAGGTGACCCCATGAAAAATAATAGCTGGAAAGTAAGCCTTTATTTTATCGGTCTGATTTTAGGTTTTTCACTCGGCGTGATCTGCACGCTGATCGTTCAACAGATTACTGGCTGACTGAGGTCGGCAGGAGATAGATATGATTAAAGCAATAGAAGGGAAGCGCGATCAATTCTGCTGGTACTGCGGTCGGGATGTTGGGCACGATGAGGTCGTCAACAACGATTACTGCTGTCCGCATTGCGACATGGACCACGACAAGGATCCACAGCCCTGCGTTATCTGCGGCAATGTGAGCAACAAGCCAGGCGGCGTGCATTACTGCAACGGTCCACGCGCAGAGGTGGCGAAATGAAACCATACGGCATCAAACGCTGTCGTCGCAGTGAGGGCTGTCTGTGCTCCCTCTGCCGCAGCCGAGGGTACAGAAAGGGCAGCGGGTTTGAGGCAGACCGCCCCGTGGTGTGTAAGTCGCGTGCGCGGCAGGAAGGAAAGAAGCAATCGGAGGCTGAATGAAAGATCTTATCGAGCTAATCGGCGATAAGGCGCGGCTGGAAGAAATCGCGGCTGATGGGTTCTTGAAGCACGGTGAAAGCAAACTGATGGCTGGCGCGCTGCTGACGCTGCTGGATGCTCAGGATAAGCCGGGTTTAGTGTTGCGACCATTTGGTTATGATGGGGAGACATTTATCAAAGCGGATATTGACCACCACGCTGCTGTAGCCTATTACACCACCCCGCCAGCGGTCAGCTTGCCTTTCGTGTCAATTGACCCGGCAGCGCCTGACACTGAGTGCATGGTTGTTACGCAATACCATGCACCGGATGGCTGGAAAATGGTGCCGGTTGAACTGACAGCAGAAATGATTGGTGTTGGCGGGATCGCTTTTGACGATTGCGAACAGCGAGGTGAGTATCGTGATGATGCTGCTCGCAGGATTTTTAGAGCCATGCTTTCAGCAGTTCCAATGCTGGATGATGCTAAATGAGCGAAGTCATCGAGACACTATACGGTGAAATATCCGATGGGGCGTTTTTCGCCCCTGCATCATCGGATCTGGTTGACTCGCTTATTGGCCAGTACAAGCTGCTCCGAGCTGATATTGAAATGATGTCTGGGTTAATTAACACACACCATGCATCAGTACATCATTTTCTGGAAGGTAACCAAGACCATGATCGTCGCCATTATTTTGGCGGCGTCAGCAATTTATTTAAACTCGAAGGTGCTATAGCCAGCCTTAATGCAACATTCTGGCAAAAAACCCTGAACATGACCGACGTGTATCAGTACATGCCGAATAACCGCCGCACGGAGTGGAATGAGCAAATCAGGGAAATGAAGACGCCCGATTTCGAAGAGGAAACTGTACGGCCGACGATTATGGCGCTGCTCAATTCTCGTCAGCAATTCTTTTCGGAACGTGTTGACGGCATATTCCGGGCATTGTCTGGTGACCACGTTACCAACCGCCCAGAGGGTTTTGGTAAGCGGATGATCATCGCCCGCGTTTACAATGAATGGGGAAGCACCGACTACAAAACATCGGGGTTTATTCAGGACTTACGCATTGTTATAGCCAAATTCATGGGACGCGATGAACCGCGCTGGAATGCAACCGATAGCGCCTTACTTGCTGCACGCCGACGCCCAGGTGACTGGCTCATTTTAGACGGCGGTGCCTTGCGTGTACGTGGATATTTGAAAGGTACAGCACATTTGGAAGTTCACCCAGACATGGCGTGGCGTCTGAACTGCATTCTGGCACAGCTTTATCCTATGGCCATTCCTCCAGAATTTCGTCAAAAGCCGAAGCGCAAGCTAAAGAAATTCGTGATGATGGGTAAACCCCTGCCGTTTGCTGTGCTAGGTGAAATCGCAGGAATGAAAGCCGAGCGGCATACACCATGGCGTGCCGATCGATGGGAAGAGCCGCGCCAACCACTAACGACGAACCAGTTCAATCGTGCATTTAGTTATAACAGCAGTAACGATAAAGCAGTTCGGGCGCAGGCAGAAGCAGTGCTGCAAACCCTCGGCGGAGTGAAGGTGATGTCTGGCCCGCAAAAAAATATTGCTATCTGGGAGTTCGACTACGATCCGGCCAGTGCCCTTGACGAAATAATCGCTTCAGGCTGCATACCTGACCAAAAATCGCACCAGTATTACCCTACCCCAGATTCCCTGGCCGACTGGGCTGTTTCTGAAGCTGATATACAACCGGGTGAGAAATGCCTGGAACCGAGCGCCGGAACCGGAAACATCGCGGTACTGATGCCACCTGACCAGACCCACTGTGTCGAATTGTCTGCTCTTCACTGTCGGGTTTTAGAAGCGAAAGGACTGACTGTCGATAAAGCCGATTTTATCAAGTGGGCAGCAGCAACCAGTTCGCGATTCGACAAAATAGTGATGAATCCGCCCTTCAGCGAGGGCCGAGCTTTGGCCCATGTTGAAGCCGCTGCAGGTCTGATTAATCCTGGTGGTCGCCTTGTCGCCATTCTCCCGGGTGGCATGAGAAAGAAAGATATTCTGGATGGATGGTCATGCTGCTGGTCTGGGCTAATCGACAACGAGTTTGACGGCACCGGTGTTTCAGTCGTGCTGCTGAAAGCCGATCGTAAGTGATTTTTAAAATTCAGTTTTGATATCCGGTCAGCGTTAGCATGTTGTCCGGCCGTGAGGTGAGTTATGGCACAGGTCGTTTTTAGAGAGGAATGGATGGTTGCTGCGGGGTTAACGGAGAAAACGGGGCTTAGTGACAGGCAAATTAAAGAACTTCGCTGCAAATTATTGATTGAAGGCATCCATTTTAAACGCATCCCTTTTAATGGCAAGACTGATACAGGGAGGGGTTTGGTTTGGTACAACTTCCCGCTTATAAATAAATTAGTCCAGGAGTCATAATGTTTCCGACTGGCGTTGAATTGCATAATGGTAAAATCAGGATAAGCTTCAATTATCGCGGCTCACGCTGCCGCGAAACCCTGAAAGGCTGGCTGCCCACAAACTCTAATATTAAAAAGGCTGGTAACCTGCGTGCACGGATCGTCAGTGAAATACAGTCGGGATCATTTGAATACCGCACCATTTTCCCCGAATCAAAAACGGCCAAAAAATTCGACACAACCCGGCACATCAAAGGGTTCGGAGAACTGGCTACAGCATGGTACGAGAATCATAAAATCGACCTATCACCAAACGCCGCACGCAGTTACGGCTCAACTGTTAACATGCTAAAAAAACTTATAGGCATCGAAACCCCGATTTCCTTAATGAGTAACAACGACCTGTTGGTATGGCGAAAAGAATTACTAATGGGAGAAACGAGTTATCAACCTAAAAATAGAAGTAATAAGATTGGTCGGGCTGTCAGAACCGTTGATTATTATATGGCTATCCTCCGTCAGATTATCGACTATGCCTACACTAATAAGCTGATTACCCACCGCCCCTATGAGGGAATAAAAAGGTTGCGAAAGGGGCATACAAAACCTGACCCCTTATTAAAAAATGAATTTCATCAGCTTATAGATGCTGTACCAGAGAAGCATAAAAATTTATGGGAAGTTGCCGTTTACACCGGCATTCGTCCCGGTGAGCTTTGTGCCTTAGCCTGGGAAGATATTAACCTGCTGAAAGGTGAAATCTACATCAGCCGGAATTTAACACAGCAGGGGATTTTTGGCCCTCCAAAAACGAAAGCTGGTTACCGGACAATCAAACTACTCGATCCGGCATTAAGTGCGCTTAAGGCGCAAAAAAAGCTGACAGGTGATTTCCCAAAAGCAGACATAACAATTAATCACCGAGAGTTTGGGAAAACCGAAACGCAGAAGCTGCACTTCGTGTTTATGCCACGGCCTGAAAAAGGCAGGCAGTCGCCCCACTACTCCCTAAATTCGATTAAGTCACTCTGGAATAGCGCAGTTAAGAAATCGGGGATCAGACGCCGCAGGCCGTATCAGACACGTCACACCTATGCATGCTGGATGCTGTCGGCAGGGGCTAACCCCGCATTTATAGCCAACCAGATGGGGCACGAGAATGCAGAGATGGTTTATACAGTGTATTCTGCATGGATTAGTGCCCTCGATGGTGATCAGATCGAATTTCTGAATCAGCGCATGAGTGGATATAATGCCCCCATAGTGCCCCTGCGCGTTAAAGCAGTGTAG